ATCCCGACCGTCGCGCTTGTCGGGTTTGAGTTCCCAAAGGTTCCGAGCGAGAAGTTTCCAGATATGCCGGAAGTTTTGTTCATTCCAAACGCCCAAGTCTCCGCCTGATCTCCAACCCACGCCTGACCTGTTCCACCCCATGCAGTCGCGTCCATCAGCGAGAATGTCTCTCCGAGATCAGAGCGGATGAACCGCGAGCCATTCGCCAAGTTCGTACTCGTTGGGAACGCCGTGCCAACCCCTTCGGTGATGATCCACGCAGTGCCATTCCAAACGCCACCCCAATCTTCGTCAATCATCCAGATGCGGGTGCCCTCCCACTTAGAAACGAAACGCCAAGTCCCTGTCCCCGCGTCTGGGTGGATGTAGAGCGCAAAGTTTCCATCTTGTCCAGCCCATGCACCTGTGGCAGATGGCGGGACGAGCCACACCTTCCCGCTGTCTGTCGATGCGAGAGTCGGTGGTGCCGTTGCATCCCGATCTTCAACAGCCACCGATCCGGTGAACCCCTCCGTGATCTCTTGCAACTCGTTGAACAGGATTTGTGCTGATTCTTGGTTTTCTTCCATGCGCGTCAGCACATAGCGTTCTGTGTCGCTCATAATGTCACCTCCCGATAATCGGACTCGCCGAAGGTTTGGTCTTCACGGTACAAACGCATCGTCACCGGGTTGCCCGGAGTCAATCCATCCGTAGTTTGATCGGCAGCGGTGTATGTATCCGTCTTTGTTGTCAGCCCTGTTCTGGTTCTAACAACGGTTCCTCCCGGCCCATCAAGATACTCAATCATGTATGTTTCTGTGGACGAGATGATGCCAATCTTCTGCCCCATTGTACGCCAGAATCCGCGTGACCGCCGAACCCATGTAGTTGTCAAGTTGTTTGATCCATCCCTCGTGGCTGCGATATTTCCGGGCGAGAATGGCCTTGCCGTTCTTCCTGTCAGCGCAACACTTTGCTCCACAGCATCCGCGATTTCAGTGTCGGCTGGAACACCTTTTACATATTTCGTCGTCCCGAGAGACGAGACAGGCGTTTGCTTGAACCCAAGCGTTGACTCGTCGAGAAGAATAAACCGTTCTCCATCCGTGTGTGATGTAGCAGCAATATGCGTGTCGCGGAGTTTTCTGAGCAAACCAGAGCACCGATATGTAGACCCTTCAACGAGCGTGGCCGTGCGGAATGCAATCAGTTCGCCACCGACGAGCGCACGGTTTGCACCGTCAAGAACTGCCTCTTTCGTTGCGTTTGAGAGAGTGCCTTTGTTCAACTGCACGAGGAAGGTGTTGTCCTCATCCCAAACACCACCCGGCCCATCCTTGAATGGGAGTCCGTCATCTGTTCCGCCGAACGCCACGCCGACCGTCGCTTCGTTTGTGTATGTGATCCCAGCATATTCATAAGTGCCTGCTTGAGTCCCGGAATCGTAGAGTCCAACCGATCGGAACACACCAAGCGGTTCGACGGTTCCAAACGCGCAGTAGTATCCGATTCGCAACAGTTCAGTCTCAGACAGTGCTGGGCCGTCAAACGGGAAAGCATCTACTTCATACAAGCGAAGAGGCCCATCGCCTCCGGGCGTTCCATCGTCGCTGTTGTCAATGTCTGGCGCAAAGGTCAGGTTCTTTTCAATTACGCCGACGCACTCATGCTCGAATGTTCGTCCGCGAAGAACACTGGTGAGGCGGATTGGGTAGACCTCGTTGTCGATCTGAATAGTCACAAGATCGCCGGGACGAATCTCAAGATATTCAGGCCCAACCGTGAACTCGGCACGGATGCGTTCAGACCATCCAGTCCACAAAAGACGGAGCGCAAGTTCGCCAGCAGTATCGCTACTCATTGTGATTGGGAGGTCAACCGCATTCACATTTCGGAGTTTGGATTCGATCTTCCGTTCTCTACGAGTGCCCTTTTGGTAGTCACGATCTGGGTCTACAAACTTGACCACAACCTCGTCCGCGATGGCACGGTCTTGCTTATCAATCATTTTCACGCCGAATGGACGCTCTTGCCCTGCTTGCCCAACGCCGACACGAGAATATGGGATGACAAAATCTACTGCGCTTGTCTTCGGCGTGTAAACCAACTGCGCCATAACCTCAGCCACTCGGACATCAAACGCGAGCATCAACGGTTCAATCAATCTTGCAGCCGGTTGTGGCCCCTGCGAATGGATGCCTCTCAATGGATTGGTCACAGCAGACGCATCGCGGAAAGAAGATGCCAGCCCGGTGCGATCAATGATCTTCTCAATGGCCTGCCCAACTGTGATGCTCGCATTGACTTCAACCAGTGCGGATGCTCTCGGCGTTGTGTTCCCAAAGTCCGTCAGGTTGAGTTCGTCTAAAATGAATCCGCATGTCCCAACATCACGCGAAACATTCCCGGCCCCCTTATCTGCCTCGATGATCGTCGAAGGAAGGTTCGCATTATCACCGCCGAGGAATACCTCAATGTTCTTATATCTGATGTCGTCTGGATTGGCTGCATTGATTCTCTCGACCGTGATTGCACCTTCTAAGTCGGCTGGAAGTTCAGCGGACGACCAAGGAAGGATGACCGTCCCTGTATTCATCGCATATTCAATGAATGAATATGGTTGCGTTGTTCCTGTGAATGGACTTGTCCCTGTTCCTGTTCCTGATTTTGTGACTAGAGATTTATTTGCGATAACACCAATATCGTCGTGATTGATGTTGAAATCTGTCCGATGAAAACCCGTGACTTTTACCTTGTCTCCGCTATTGTATTGAGATAAATCCGCATTTACCATATCCCAACTCTTCAACCGAACGGAAAGGTTATAACTGGCGATTGTTGGATATTCTGATAGTGGGTCTGCTCTCGGATGCCACGACGAACCGGGAAACTGTGACTCAAGACCAATGAACGACGATGTGATTGTTCCACCAAATATTGGCGAATCATCAAAGTCGTACACACGCTTGTCGTTCAAGTTGATCCATGTGATCTTGCTGACCGCTGTCTCTGCTTCCATTAACAGAACGCCGAAAGTTGCGAACGCTGTTTTCTTTTCAAGTTGCACACCGCCGCCACCGCCACCCTTGCCACCACCGCCGCCGCCTGTCGTCGTCGTGACGACCTTCAATGGGGATTGTTTGTAGTGCAGGATGCCCGATGTGCGAACCTCTGGGCCGAGTCCCCAAGGTAGATCAGAACCTTCGGCAGCGAGTTGAATCTGGATGTCATCAAGTCGCGGCCCCTCAATCGTTGCCGGGCCACCTGAGATCAATGGTGTCAGAAATACTTGATCGAGGAAGCCGCCAATCATTCCGCCGACTGCGCCAAGAATCGTCGCCCCAGTGATAGCACCACCAAAGAGCGAGATGCCTGCAAAAACACCTGTACCTCCCAGTGCAGTACCAGCAAGACCGAGGACTAGCGTAGCCATTCGTATTCAACCTCCTTGAACCGATAGGTGGCGCACAACCGCTCCACCCATTCACCGCGAAGACCGACGATCTTCACCCGTGATCTTACACGATCCGGCGGTGTGTTCCTACTCTCACGCACCTGCAACGCATGGACAAATCTTTGATTCGGAAGTGCGATTCCAAAGTGCTGCCACCTCATGCTTGCTCTGCTCATCCAAAAAACGAGCACACGCCCCGGTTCTGGTTTGAGATCATCCATACGAATAGCGTGCTCGTCGAGCATTTTTTCAATACTCACTCCATCAGGAATCGGCGCATAGTCTGTCCTATCTGTGTGCGGAAGTCCAAACTTCTTGCATGTGCAAACGACGAGGCCAGCGCAGTCAATGCCGACCGATGGGTCACGACCTTGGTGCAGATATGGGATGCCATCAAACGATTGCGCCTGTTGACAAACCTGCTGCCATGTCGCTTTATATTCAGGATTCTTCTGGCGTTTCATTCGCGCTATCTCCACCGGGGATGAACCGTTGACCACCGAACACTTCTTGGTTTGCAAACTTGGTAGTGCAATCGCCATCAAATATCTTATTGCATCCGGGGTAGACGCTGAACTCATCACCGACATTGATGTCGAAGTCGCTTGGCAGTTGCAGAGTCAAGACACCATTTACGCTGACATGCGTTTTCACTTGATTCTTTGTACCAACCTTCTTGTCCCCTGACGGCCCCGTCCAAGTGATTTCTCCCCGATCGAGATAACCGTCTGCGCCAGTTGCGTCTGTCTGGAACTGTACCCTCTGTGTATCGACTGCCGTGACGATCTTGCCTTGCTGCAACCAAGGCCCCGCGCCAGTGAGGTCTGTCTTTCCGTCACGGTTGCAAGCAGAATCGCCGAGATTGAATCGGCATGTTCGACCAGCAACAACGCCAGTTGATTGAGAGAGCCACGAGCCAAGCCCAAGAAGTTCAGCCGTGAAAGTCTCGCCTGTTATGCGCGTGATTTGTCCAAGCCAAAATACACGCTGGTCAAGAACTCCCATCCAAGGGTATCGCCAGTCAAGTGTGATGACATCAATGCGAGCGTCGCGGTACAACCCACCACGAAGATCGTCCTCGTCGATTCGTGAACTCGACAAAATGCCAAGCATCTCACTGTTTGCTTCTTTCATCCCGGCAAAGGTTTCATCCGCTTGCACATCAATACCATCAACAGGATCGAATGTTTCACCGTTGTAGACAATGGAGTATGGGTGCTCTGCGAAACGAAGAATCACACCATCCGAGCGAGTGAGGCGATAGACCCGTGTGAACCTGAGTGTGTTCGCACTGAGCATATCTTTCAATCCGCCGGTAAGTGTAGATGGCATCCGTCAAACCTCCATGTCATCCTCTGGATCGGGCACACGCTCGATCGGATTTCCGTCAACGGTTGGCTTCACAAGACCCATTGCCTGCTCCGCCTTTGGCCTCGCCAGCGAAGGGATTGCATGGAAGTCACCATCGTCCTCTTCAAGCCGAACCATCTGGTGTCCAGTCCCGTCCTTCTGCTCCTGAGTCACATCCGAGTATCCGGGTCTGGCATCAACCATGTACGCGCGGTGCATGTATCCACGAAGATCGCGGGCTGTTGAGAGCATCACATCGGCGGCATTGGTTCTCCGCGCAAGAAGGTCAATGATCCGCCTAAACGCCCGACGGTGGAACAGCACGCAATGAAGATTCACATGGGTATTGAGTCTCACCACATTGTCACGAATCACGAATGCACGCTCTCGCTCACTCGCACCGAAGTTGATGTAGTCCCAATCTGCTGGAATCTCTTGTTCGCACTCAACAACAAAACGCTTGAAGTCATTCGGAATCACAGCGTCATCTTCGAGCCAGAGCAATGTCTTCGATCCCAATGTCAGAGCCATCTGCAAACCCATAGCCAGCGAAGCGACGACACCCGTCATCCCAGCATTCGCATGGGCGCGTGCATCCCGTGTTTGATCCAGCATGTACGGCTTGATGATGAGATCGCTTGGGAGTCTGGCACCGTGAATACCTGAAATGCGGTGAGCAACGATCCCCTCGCGTCCTAGTTGCCCGACCATCTCCCCGCGCCGGTCTGTACGCTCGTCAAGATTGCAGTATGCAACGAGTCCGACAAGGCGTGCAAACTCTTCGTCAATCTGGGTATATGGGTGTGATTCCAAACCCTCTTTCTTTTTGCGGAGTCGTTCCACACGCTTACCCGGCCACGAGTTCCAAGGCGGGCCATCCCACCCAGCGTAGAGCGGTTTCTTCTCACGCTTCGGTGGCTCGGTCAACCACGAACCGGCAAACATATGAGCCAGCACAGCACTCGGCCCCCACTCGATCTCTTCAAGGTTCTCCGGGATTGTCCATCTATTGTTGAATGAGGATGCTACGGACGCTGGGACGATCCGAGCATCGCCGTAGACCATTGCAACCTTTCCGAGCACGGCTGGGCCTGTGAGCGTCACGGGGGACGCTGGCGGGTCTGTTGGCCACTCGTCGAACCGTTTGACTCGTGCGTAGATTTCATCGAGCACACGGCGAATCACCGGGTGCCCACGCCGAACACCGATGCAGAAGTTGCCGATGTACCGATGACCCCACTCTCGGCAAAGAACGAGGGTGTCAGATGCGTTGAGAAGCCCATTCTCAAGCCCTGTGATTGAATAGGTGTCCAAGTCCATATAGACCCCGCCATGCTGGTCAAGGACTTCCAGACGCACCACATCGCTCCATGCAGCAGCGAAGCGAATAAACTCAGGGTCTTCTGGGCCGCCGGGGCAATAGATGGCGTGCAACGCTGCCCGGAGATGGTACGATGGATTGTCTTCGATTTGGCGGAGTTCGTCCCAAGGATGATCCTCTGGCAGCAGTTTGGCCATCCGATCCGGG